TCCGACCGACTCACCAGCCAATATTTCTTTTGATGAGCATACGATCCAGCCTGGATCGTATGAGCGTTCTGTTTTTGCGAACGGAACGACAAGCGGTGAATCCGATATTGCCTTTGGCTTTATTGAACTTGCTAACGCCGATGGAAGCCTCGACAGCCTTACGAACGTTTCAGTCGATGGCCGCGAATTGAAAATCTATGGTCTCCAAGACAAGATGACGCCATGGTCTCAGCGAACGCTTCTTTTCGTTGGGACCATGGAACAAATTGAATTTTCTTGGACAAAGGTTACAATTCGCATTCGGGATGCTCTCTTCAAGCTTCGGCAAAACATTCAGCCGGTCTTGTATCTCGGCACGACGACGGCTGGCGGACAGGATACGGCTGAAGGTACGGCAGAGACTTTAAAAGACAAGCCAAAGCCTCTGCTTTTTGGCAAAGTCTTCAACATTCTTCCTATCCTTGCAAATCAATTCGATCGGATCTATCAAGTCAGTAGCAGAGGATTCAACTCAGGAATTGTTGTAAGAGACGCGGGCGTGCCCTTGACTTTTACTTCGAATTATGCTACAATAGCGGCATTAAGAAGTTCAAGCTTAACTTCAGGTCAATTTGCAACTGCTACGTCCCTAGGGCTCTTTCGTGTCGGCGGAAATCCGCTTGGAGACATCACGGTTGACGTTAGCGAGGGCGCGGATGGATCGCGATCAGCCGCCCGAACGGTTCGCCGAATCCTAGAAGGCTTTGGCTACACCACAGCGAATTTCTCATCTACCGATATCGAAGCCCTTCATTCGCTCAACCCTGCTGAAGTTGGCGTATGGATTGGTGCTGATAACATCGATCCTTTAACTGTTATCTCTTCGCTGCTTGACAGTATCGGCGCAACGATGACACCGGATCGATTGGGGGTTCTTCGCTTTTTTCGTGTAGGCGTCCCTTCTGGTTCTCCCGTTTTCACTTTCGAACGATATCTAATCCTGAACCAAGGCTCCGGTATCGAGCGAGTGGCTACCAATGACGCAGGGCGCGGTGTTCCAGCCAAAAAGGTAACGATCAATTACGCGCAGAACTATACGCTTCAAAGCGGTACGGCTCTTGCTGGTGCAACGACAGAGACCTTAAAAGCGTTTCTAAAAGAAACGTATAGAACTGTCAAGGCCGAAGATTCTTCAGTTGCCACTGCTTTTCTTTTGGCCCCTGAACTAGAATTTACCACGTGTCTGACGCTTCAAGCGGATGCACAGGCTGAGGCAAACAGGCGGCTTGCTCTGTACAAGGTAAAGCGTGATCGGTTTAGAATTCCCGTTAAGAACGAATTTGTTTCGACGCTGGAGTTAGGTGCCGTTGTTTCGCTTAAAGTTAACCGTTTTTCGCTAAACGCCGGCAAGCTATTTATCGTCATCGGAATCAATGAGAACTTCAAGACTGGCGTAACGACCGTCGATATTTTTGGATAAGCTATGGCGAACAATGGTAATATCATGCTTGGCTTTCCCAATCGGATTGATCAAGTTTCTATTTCGGGAGGCTCGTGGACTACGGGCCTTCCTCTTCAAAACGTCCAGAATCGACTTCTTGAAAAAGTCGCACGAACAACGAACGCCAATGAATCTTCAACACGGTTCATTCTCGACTTCGGGATTCCAAAACGAACAAACATTCTAGCTTTCGTCAATCACAATTCGTCTTTTAGTGGAAAGGTGATTATCGAGTCGTCCACCGTTTCGAACTTTGCCTCTATTCAAGACACGTACTCAGCAGATATGTGGTCTGGCATTTCCGACTCCACATGGATTATTGACGAACTAGAATGGGAAAACGATAACTTCTGGCTGGGCTCCTACAGCGAAGAAGATATTCAAGGTTTTACGTCTGTATCCACCCATATTCTCGACAACTTCCGTGCGGCTCAATACCTTCGCGTTCGCGTTATCGATCCTCTAAACGAGGACGGATATTTTCAAGTCGGCCGCGTTTTCGTTGGCCCGGCTGTTCAGCCCGCAATCAATTATGCTTATGGCGCAGGCCTTGGGTATGAGACGGATACCGCGATTGAAACGGCCTTAAGTGGCTCTGAATTTTTCGACGTGCGAGAGCCTGTTCGCGTTTTTCGTTTCTCTCTTGAGATGATGAGGAATGATGAAGCTTACGGCAAATTCCTTGAGATCGTGCGGCGAGCAGGCGTTCACGGAGAAATCTTTGTCATTCCTGATCCTGACGACGCTTTTCAAGGCCTTCGCCGAAATTTCATGGGCCGCAACAGGCAGCTAAACCCCCTAGAACAAGTTATGTGGGCTGATGATGGCATAGCCAATTCGATGGCCTTCGAAATCAAGGAACTTCGATAATGGCCACTTTTCCTACAGCCGCCGTTCAGAGAATTCAAGACGCAAATGGTAATGCTTATGATGCGACTAGCAATCCTGGCGGTTTAGCTCAGGGCGGTCATCGTCAGAACTTCGTGCCTGATTTGCAAGCCGTCGTCGCTGTTGCCACTTATGCAGGAGATAGCGCAACGGAAGTTGCGAGTAAGGCGGCTGAGTTTCAGGCTGCGGTTGACGCCATCGAAGCTGGCCCTGTATCAAGCGTCAACGGGCGGTCGGGTGCGGTAACAGGCCTTGCCGAGCTAAGCGGAGCTACATTTACAGGTGCGGTTGCTGCCCCGACTGCGGCCTTTGGCGATAATGATACGAGCGTTGCGACGACGGCCTTTGTTCAGGCGGCTTATCCTAAAGCGAGCGCGGCCGTTCGGCGCGCATTTACCAGTACGACGGCCGTCAACACGCCGGCTTCGGACGCTACAGCGATGGCCATCGCTGTAAATTCATCGATATCGGGAACTTTTGTCCTCAATATCAACTTTGGGTTCAATCAGGCAATAACGCTTACTGGAAACGCTACCGCGTCAACTGTTTCTGCGGCATTTGACGGCCTACCTGTCGTATTCTATTTTATTCAGGATGCTACAGGAGGACGGACGCTCGCATTCAACGCGACCTATCATAAATTCCCTGGTGGCATCGTGCCAACGCTTTCGACCGCTGCTAATGCGGTTGATCGCCTCTCAGGCATGTGCCGCAATCGTGGAGGTACGATTGTCATTGAGTGGTCCGGTCTCGACAAGGACATCAAATGATCCCGTTCGCGAATTTGCTCGGTGGAGCCAAGATCAACTCCGCTGCTTCAGGTCAAGCCCTATTTACCTCGCGCGGCAACCAGCAGTGGACGGTTCCGAACGGTGTCTATGAGGTTTCCGTTCTTGCCGTTGGTGCGGGGGCGTCCGGCTCATATCGGACCGGAACGGACAACGGGACCGGCGGAGGTGGCGGTGATGTGCGCTGGATCAATCGCCTTCGGGTTCAACCGGGCGAGGTTCTGGACATCACGATCCCCGCCGCCGCGACAACGAACGGCGCTAGGGGCGGATCAACGACACTTCTGAGAAGTGCGGCCGTACTACTCCGGGCTTCTGGTGGCCTCGGGCTCATTGGCACGCAGAGCGCAAAGGACAGCACTCCGATCGGCGCGCACCCGCTATTCCCTGACCTTGTGGTTGGAGGCGGGAACGGTGGGGCTGGAGCCGGCAGCAACAACACGGGTATCGTGGGCGGCGCTGGCGGTGCAGGGGGCTATTCTGGAAATGGATCTGCTGGCGGCGGTCCGGGCGTGACCACGGCGGCGGGCAGCGGCGGTTCGGGCAGCGGCAGCCAAGCTGTCACAGGTGGAACGGCATCCGGCAATGGCGGAGGCGGCGTCGGGCTTTTCGGCGAGGGCGCCTCTGGCGCGGCGGCGAGCACCGGAACCGGCGTAGGCAAAGGCGGTTCGGGTGGCGCAGATGGCCCCTCAACGCTTTCCGGCATCTCCGGGGAAGACAACGGCGCCGTCTACGGCGGCGGCGGCCAAGGCTTTTCAGGGCTCAATCCCTTCTTCGGTCTCGGCGGCTTGGGGGGGCTTCGCATTCTGTGGGGCCAAGGACCGAACAACGGCGGTCGTGCTTTCCCGGCTACGAACGTAGCTACAGCAACTTCTTAAGGAACGAACATGGCATTTGCTAAAGAAGCAAGCGGCGAATGGATAGCGCTATCGAGTGCTGCGCCAATCGAAAATGAAGGCGTTGTCGTTTCGTATGAGAGCTTTCTCTTGTGGTCTCAGGAAGAACAAGAAGCGTTCGGCGCTTATGAAATTGGCGAAGGTGAGCCGGTTCCAGAGGGTAAGCGCATCGTCTCGACCGGAATTGGAAGCCTAGATGGAAAGCCCGTTTGGGTAAACGTCCTTGAAGACATTCCGCCTCCCGAAGCCCCAATGGAAGTGACGGCGGCTCAGGCGCAAGTTGCTCTTTATAATGCAGGTCTTCTTGAGCTTGTCGAAGAAAACATTGCCAATCACCCTTACCCGCCGATCCGTATTTGGTTTCGTTCGGCGACTAAGTGGCGCAAAGACAATCCTTATGTTCTGGGGATGGCCGCAGAACTTGAGCTAACAGACAAGCAGTTCAATGATCTCTTTATGTTTGCCAGTCAAGTCGTCACGTAAATGGATAGTTGCTCATGGTGGTTCGAAGGCTCATGGGCGCATTGCTGCTTTATCCACGATATTGAGTCTAAAGGATGGCTCGATATTTCATCGCATTTGCATCTAGCCGATTGCGTTAGCGCGACAAGCGGCGGACCCATCATGGGCGCAATTATGTTCGTCGGCATTGCTGTTGGCGGATGGTTTTATCAATTGACACGAAAGAAACCCGATGCAGATCACCTCAGCCCACCTAAATGAAATTGCCGGCGGTCAAAAAACCGCTAAGCGTCAAGACAATATCGAATCAATTATTAAAGGCCTTGATACTTATGGGGCTCAGGTTGGGCTTAACACTCCTGCTCGTCTAGCTCAATATATCGCTCAAATCGCGCACGAAAGCGGACGTTTCATTTATGATCGTGAAGTTTGGGGGCCTACAGCCGCGCAAAAGCGATATGAGGGTCGCACCGACCTAGGCAATACACAGCCAGGAGACGGAGAAAAGTTCAGAGGCCATGGGCCAATTCAGATCACAGGTCGGGCAAATACAGCCGCTTTTCGTGATTGGTGTAAGGCTCAAGGTCTTCAGCCTCCGGATTTCGAGAAGACACCGGAACTGATCAATACAGATCCTTGGGAAGGTCTTGGCCCTATCTGGTATTGGACGACGCGCAATCTTAATCGATATGCCGATGACGGCAATCTTGAAATGATTACTCGCCGAATCAATGGCGGAACAAACGGACTGACCGATCGAATCGAGCTTTATGTCCGCGCCGCTCTCGTCTTGCTTAATTACAAGCTTGAGGCAGGCGTCGTCAAGCGGTTTCAGTCAGAGCATAACATTCTTGCTGATGATGTTGCCGGACCGGCGACACGTCTTGCAATGCATGAAGCGCTTAAGAAGCTCAAAACCGCTCCTTCTACTCATTTGCCCGAGCCTAACGAGCAGGCGACAAACGGAGCCTCGCCTCTCACGATTGATGATTACCTCAAACTGATCGAAGCCTCTGTTGCCGAGATCCGCAAGCTTAGGAGCGCTTAAATGGAAACCTTCCTCAACGCAACCGTTCAGGCGCTCATCCCTATCTATCAGATTTTCATTGGCATTGCCGCACCTATCGCGGTGGCATGGATTGTCAAGATCCTCAAAGACCGTGCTGGAATTGCGCTAGAAGAGTCAGACCGTAATGCTTTGCAAATCGCCATTAAAAACGCCGCGCTTTTGGCGGTCAACAAGAGTGGTGGAGCCAAGGCAATCGATCATGTAGCGAGCGGCGCAATCGATGATGCCGTGGATTACGTAAAGACGGCTGTTCCCGATGCTGTCGAGCGCTTTCGTTCGCAAGGTCTTGACGACCGCGCCATCGCTGCAAAGATCGCGCCACAGGCTCAGCTTATCGTTGATAGCGTGCCGACGCAGATCGTAGACGAGGCTCGTGGGGTTGCGACAGATGCCTTCGTGCGATCCGTTCTCAATAGATAACGTCAATGGACCTTTCCCCGATCATAACCTATGCGATAGAACAAGGAGGCTTCGCACTAGCATGCCTCGCCTTAGTCCTATACGCATATAAACTCGACAAACGAAACGCAGAACTTCATGCAAATGTCAACACTCTGCAAAAAGAAGCTTCGGCGCATGTCGAAAAGCTTTATCAAAGCCGACTGGAGTCTGAAGGCCGAATTAACTTGACCCTCAATGAGGCAAGCCAGACAATGGAAACTGTTGCTGAAGTTGCCGAGGAGCTTAAGAAAAGCATTCAGCAGACGAACGAAGGCGTCAAAGCTCTTCAACAGATTGGGAATACCAATCAGGAAATTGGGCGCGAACTCAAAATCTTCCTCCAGTCCAGGAGGGATCAGTGAGTTGGTTTTCCCGCATGTTCGGGCATCATGAATCAAATGCCTCTCTTGATATCAATTATGAATTGATCAAAGAAGGTAATGCCCTTGAAGATCAACAGAAAATTCAAACAGCCCTTGTCAGATTGCAAGGAAGAGAGATTAGGCAGCAGATGATTAGCAGCGCTCTCGACATTAAATCCAGACGGGAGCAATAAGCCGTGTTCGATCGTATTCTCGGACCAATTCAGCGCACTTTCGATTCAGGCTACAAGCTTCTCTTTTCGCGCATTGGAATTGCAGCCCTTAGCTTTACCCTTCTTTATATCCTCGTTTCTTTCTTAGTTCCTTCAGTCTACCTTGTAGAGCTTGGCAATGCTCTCGTCTTTGCCTTTGCTCTTGTCAATCTTTGCCTTTATCTGCCTGATGCAGTTTGGGCAACAAAGAACGATAATGGAGAAGCTGGGCAATATTTCGTGGTCGGCCTATCGCTCATCCTGATCTATCTAGTCGAACTAAGAGCGTATTCTACAATCTGGAGATGGCTGGACTATCCTGCTGGCTGGTCAACTCATCCTTTCCATGCATTTTTTCTTTATATTGCATTTTTCGGCTTGACAATGCTGATGACGGCTCCAGGCATGACAGCCGGGCGCATTCCGATCAAGAACTGGAAATCGGTTGCTGCTGGTGTGAGCTTTGCCGTTTTTGTTTTGGGCGTTACGGTCGGTCTCATCTTCTCGGGACAGCCAACGCCGATCGTTGTTCCAGAGCGCGGCGATTTTGTTGATGCCGTCTGTCCGACAGACGCGCCGATCAAGGGCAACATCAACAAAGGAAAATACATCTACCATATTCCAGGCAGTGATTATTTCCAGATAACCAAGCCTGTCATTTGCTTTCGCTCAGAAGAGAGCGCAATTGCAAATGGCTTTAGAGCGCCAAAAGCTAGACAGCAGATCGAAGCGCCTGTAATCAAGCCTTGACATTCAACAAAAAATAAGCTATAAGAAATTAAGCCGCTCACTGTCATGGTGCAGCGGCTTTTTTGTCCCGACGCGAGATGATACCATGAACCTGACAGATGATCAACTGAAAGAAGCCATTGATTTGCTGGCTTCTGAGGGCACCGTGGCAGGCGCTGCGCGAAAGCTAGGGATTGCTCGCTCCTCGATGCAGAACCGCCTCCAGCGAGCCTCTGAACGCGGCCTGGATGGTCGTCTACCGACCGCTCTTCCAGTTGGTCAGGTCGTCAAGGGCGAATCCGTTCTCTATGATGAATCCGGTCAAATCAAGATGCGCTGGGTCAAGACCAAGAAAGAAGAGCCTTCGCCGGAAGCAATCGCTGAGATCCTGAAGGAAAGCTTTGAAGGATACAAAGCTCCATATCTAAACGCAAAGCCGCAAGGTTATGCTGATGACGATCTTCTAACGCTTATAGCCGTAGCCGATGCTCATGTGGGATTGTTCAGTTGGGCCGAAGAAACGGGCAACGATTGGGACATTTCGATTGCGGATCGCGTCATTACGCAGACAGCAAAGCGGCTAGTCGAGAGCACGCCGAACGCTGCACACTGCATTATTCTTGGTGGCGGTGACGCAACGCATACGAATAACTTCGATAACCACACGTCAAAATCCAAGAACGCCCTTGACGTAGATTCGCGTTTCTCGAAAGTTCTGCGTGCGGCTTGCAATCTCTTCGTTAAGATTACGGATCTTGCTCTTCAGAAGTTCCCGAAGGTAACGGTTAGAATTCTTCCAGGCAATCATGACGAGACAGCTTGTTTCGCGATCTCTTATTTCTTGAGCGCTTGGTATCGCGATGAAGACCGTGTTACGGTAGACACTTCGCCCTCTCTCTTCTGGTGGTATCGATTTGATAACGTCATGTTGGGTGGCGTTCATGGTCATACAGCGAAGATGAAAGACATGCCGCAGATCATGGCTGTTCGTCGGGCTGAGGATTGGGGACGAACAAAGCATCGATACGTCCACACCTTTCATATCCATCACATCGAGCGCTTTGTCAATGAAGCTGGCGGTGTCATTTGCGAGAGCCATCAATCGCCATCGGCTCAGGACGCATGGCACTTCAATGAAGGCTTCTTGTCAGGTCGCTCCATGCAATCGATAACATATCATCGAAAGCATGGCGAAGTTACTAGGAATCGTGTCGCAATCTATGATGAATGAGAAAAGGGGCCATATGCCCCTTTTTGCATTTTTAAATCTTCAACCAATCTCCATCCCAGAAACGATGATAAGCGCCGTCTTCACGAAACTGATAGAAACCGGGCTTTTGTCCGCCCTCTTGAGGAAGGATCATCGTCCAGCATTCTTCTTCAAATAGCTCGACAATTCGATGAATGTGGTCGGCGTCATTGACGAAGCTATCGCCAATATGGCGGTCAACAAACCACGACTTACCGCTCAGGTCAAATACTTCTTCGCGATAACCACCGCTCAAAATTACGGATCTGAAAGACCATGGATGATCGTGCGGATCTCCATTTCCATCTGCTTGAGTGAAGCGGTGAAAGACCGGATAAAAGGGCCAAGGCCCTTCGATATGATACTTCGTGAAACAGTCGTTCATATGCTCGGTACGAATTTCCATTTACTTCTCCTCCTTGGCTTCGGTGAGGGCGCGGATGGCGGCGGCTGTATGCTGTGCCTCAAGCGCCTTGATCTCGTGGGGCTCTCTCGACCTGTCGCTGTAAAGCGTGACGCGGTCCTTGGCCCGCTCTTCCGCCACCAGCGCACATTCAGCTATCGCCTCCCTCCGCACTGCTTCGATCCGGGCTTGGGCGGCTTCAAGGACGGCTGTCAGACGGGCAACCTCCTTCGGATAGAAATCCGGGTCGCCTGCGAACTTCTCGGGGTTCCGGTGCCTCACTAGGCCGGTGCAGCCGCACCCGGCTGTGGTCTGGCATTCTGGCATGGTACAGACGATCATCGCCGATCTCCTTCCACCGGGGAGGGCTCAATGGCGGGAGGGGCGGGAAGCGGGTTCCAGTGGGTGGCGCAGTCCATGTAGCCGCGAAAGCCATGAAGGCCTTCCTCACCCACCTTTGGGTACATGTTCCAAGAGGCTGTGGTGATCTCCTCCCAGCCGTTGTTATATCGACCGATCAGGATGGTCGTCCCATCCCTCCGCGCGCTGTCGATCGTCGGCCACCCACCGCCATCACGGGCTTCCTCTCGGGTCTGACGATCGGCGAGAATGGCGTCCTCGAAAGCCGCGAGGAATGCATCGAAGGTGCGCCCAAACATGGTCATCTTCACTGCGGCGCCGACCCGGTTGTCTTGGATTGCCCCGCATAGTTTATCTCTAGCTAGTCGGCGCACGTCCTCCGGCACGTCGGCGCTGGGCTGGTTCGCTTGCGCCGCCATCACTTGCCCTCCTCACGAGAGGATCGGGCGGCGGCGCGGTCTTTGTGGTCACGCTCTATCTGCCCCACGAGATTTTCGTCCTCATCTTCAAGGGGCGAGCCTGTCACCTCTTCAAGGGCGCGTAACTCGTCAATCAGCATGCCGATCTCGCCTTCACGCTCCTCCAGCGCCTTGCGGAGACAGGCGACCTCGGCTTTGAGGTTGTTTGCTGCTGCGCCGTTCTTCATCGCCTGATCGAATGCGATCCCGTATGCGGACCACCAGCGTGCAACTTGCGCATTCAACTCCCGGCGTGTCTGCTCGTGGGCGGCGCGCTCGGCGGATAGAGCGGAGGCGGGGACGAGGGGTTCGATCTCCCATCCGTTTCGTCGCCAAACCAGCACCTTTGAGAGGGCACTGGTGACCATGGCAACCCCGCTAGAATGCTTCCCAGCCCACGCCACCACCTCATCCCGTCCCGCGCCATCGTCAGGGACGGCGAGCGGCTGGAGTGTGGCGGATAGGGCGGCTTCCGCCAAGGCCCGAACCTCGCGGAGGCGCGTCATGGCGTTGTCGGGCATGAACGGCATGGGGATGCCGGCGATCTTCTCCAACGCCTCCCGAAGCCCAGACGCCTCTGTGGCTTTCGGGGCGGCGGTGAGGGCGTAGAGCGGTGTAACCTTCCAATTGCTTTCGCTTACACAATCCGGCCGTTCCAGTTCAACGTTTGTGTAGCCAGAGGTGTGCTCAGAAAGCCACGCTAGCGGCACCATCTCGGCCTCTGCGGGCAATGGCTTGCGGTCGTCGGTCATGGGGTGGGCTCCTGACGAGAGGCGCAGAGAACGGCGAGGAGCACGTAAGCTCCAGTCACATCGACAACCCGGTAGGCGGCTTCCAAGGCAGCGTGCGGCTTGTCACGACCGATCGCGTCGGCCATCTGCTGAACGCAGTTCCATCGCGTCTCGGCGTCATTGATACCCATCGCCTTGAGGTGGGAGTTTGCCGCCTCGCGCCGGTACTGCGGCACCGGTTTGCCGAAGGCGTCGAAGCCATCGGTGCCTTCGGTCTTCACGGGCACCATGATGGTGCCGACCATTCCGTCTTCGTTCGCAAAGATGCTCACTTGCTCGGCTCCGAACGGGTGGCCTGGGAGATCGCGGCGCGGGCGGTGAGATCGGCGATGGCGCTTTTCACGATCGCGAGGCCATCAAAGCATCGCTCGTCTGCGGTCAGGCTCTGCTTCTGCAAAACCTTCGCGGCGATGCGGAGCTTCGCGAGGATCGGCCCCACGCCCTCGGATGAGACGGGGAGGTCGGGATGGCTGGCCTCGGCGGCACTCGGCTCCTCGTTCCAGATCAAAGGCTCCGGGATCGTCTCGCCTTTCGCCAAGGGCTCGCCGCCCATGTCCGTGAAGCTTTCGCGATCGGACCCAGAGCATTCCGCGTGGATCTCGCCGCCGCTGATATCGCGATAGTAGGGCTGCCCGTTCTGCATCGGCTTGTCGCAAGCGATGCAGTAGGCGGTGTCGGGATGGCTGGTGGGTTCGGTGCTCATCGGGAAGCCTCCGAAGAGGCGCGGGCGATGGCTGCACGGGCGGCCTCTACGTTCTTGTCGAAACCGACCATCGGCGTGTGCAGGCCGTCGATGTCGTCGATGAACCAGCGCAAGGCGGATAGAAGATCGGGCGCTGCGGCGATCAGCCGAGCGTTGGCCTCGTGGTGATTGCCATGGCCGCCCTGTACGGACCCGATCTCCGTTTCGGAGTTGTGCCCGCCGCAGTTGCCGACGATCCACCAAACATCCGCGCCTTCCGCGGGGTCGGAACGAACTACGTTCCAAGGGGCTGGCGAATGCGTTAGGGTCTTCGTGTTCTCGCTCACAGCTTTGCACTCCGTGCCTGGAGGATGACGCGCCGGGCCGCGTCTTCATCGCCGGAAATCATGTCAATCATCAAATCCATCCAAAAGTCCAAAGCATTCCGATCGTTGGCCATACCAAGAACCATGCGAATGCTAGTGTGATGATAACCAAAGCGGTAAGCGTGTCAAGCGCCTTAAACATCTTTAAACTCGCTGTTTTGCATGATTTCGAGATACCAGTTGCGATTGACCTCTGCCTTGTTCTCGACGGCGGCTTCACCGGAGGCGATGAAGTCAATGTTTAATCGTTGTCGAGCTTTAATTAGCTCAAACTGAGAAGTAAAAGTATCTTCTAGACAGTCTTTAAAGAGAATGAAAGAGTTGGAGTAGTTTCCGCCAAGAGATTCAATTTCATTGGCGAGGCGACCACTTGCATGCTCTATAATAGAATTGGCGTATTCCGTTAGATTACTCATGCCCGCGTCGCCACTTCCTTGGCCCTCGCAATCATGTTTAGGGCCTCTTCGTCAAAATAGAGATCGTCTTCCATGTTCTCGATCCATTCGACAAGATCGCAGACGACTTGTTCTGCTTCTTCGCAACGATCTTCCCAATAATGACGGTCAACCTTGAAATCGAAGTCATCGCTATCGAGCATCAGAATGTTCCCTTCAAAACGCCTGTCCGTTCATAAAAGCAGTCGCGGACCTTGCGAATGTCCATAGCGATACCCTGAATAACGCCTTCCTGCAAGCACGAAGTCAAAGGCTCGCTGATATCCTGGCCTGCGTTATCCAAAGTGTTTGCAACAGACTGAAACTCAGTAAGAGCCTGAACCTGCCCATCAAGACATTCTTCGAAGGCGTCTCCCTTAGCGCCCGTGGACGCATAGCAGAAATTCGCTGATAGCCGAATGATGGTCTTGATCTCCTCTGGCAGATCAGAGGGCGTCGGATCGACCACGGGCTGAGCGGCGATGATAGATAGTGCAAGGAATGCCGTGATCATGCGTCGATCTCCTCAAGCTCGGTCGCGAGGTAGGTCCAGGAAAGGTTGTCTTCGTCAGCATCAATGTCTGCATCGAAACGGATCTCATAGACTGCGGGGTAGTTACCTTCGGCTGGTGCAAAGGCGACGACATAGCCTGTGTCGCCAGCTTTCGGGAACCAATCAAGATGATGAACTGCGGCTTCAGTCGGCTCAAAGAAATCAACCAGAGCCTTGACACGGGAATTGATGGTGATGGTCACTTGGCGTTCTCCTCTAGGATATCGGCGATGGTTGTAAGGTGCATGATGAGTTCTCGGAGTTCTGAAGCGGCCCAAGGAAAACCAAAAACACGATCCTCGGTATAAATTTCAACAAGGCTATTAGAATAAGGTTTAACTGAAATTGTAAAATCGCTTACATTTATGATGTCTCCAGCGACGATCTCCCGCCGCGCCGGAATCACTTGCTCGGGAATAAGCTTTACGAATGAGGGTTGCGGGGTTTCTGTTACGAGTTGGAGTTCTGTTGAATAGACAGAAGGGCCGCTGCCGTTCTTAATGGATGAATAATCAACCCATGAGCCATACACACCAACAACATAAAAACAACCATCAATTGAAGGCCCATACCTTTCTTTCCAATAACGATCCCAATGCTCATAGGTATTTTTTTCTTTAGAAGCAATAGGCCGAATCTTGTCGCCAATCTTGAAAGTCATTCTCTCATCTCCTATCGTGTTGCGATACATGAACATAGATCGCGGTTTGCGGGTTGTCAAGTGGCGTCTAGCATGAGGCGGATAGCGTCCAATGCCAGACGAGACAAGTCTTTCTTGCCCTGCAAGTTGCGAAGAATTTTGCGGTCGAGCGTGCCCTTGCCGATCAAATCGGTATAGAAAGCGACGCCCGAGCCGCCGACACGCGAGGTCCGATCTTCCGCCTGCTGGTGAAGGATCATGTTGTAAGATAGGCTGTAGCGAATGGCACGATTGCAAACGTCTTGGATGCCGTCCATGCCCGTTCCAGCGGCGTCGGGCGTTCCGACCGTGTAGAGAACTTTCGGATCGTTGAGAAAGCGGTCCTTGTTCTTGATACGCTCCTCAGACGAGACGTTGCCCGACAGATCCACAGCCTTCTTGCCAAGCGCCTTCAGGACCAATTCGGCGTCTTTCTTGAACCGAACCCAAATGACGATCTTCTCATCGTCGGGCATCGTTTCCAGCCAGCCTTGAAGGGCGTCTAGACGCGCGTTCGGCAATTCTTGGAACGTCCCATCGCCTCGGGGCAAGAAGCCGTTGCTGATGGCTTGCATGGTCGCCATTGCCGATATGGCGTTGGCAGAGGTCTTGAACTCTCCATTGTCCAGTTGCGCGATGAAGGTTTCCTTGACTTGCTTGTAAGCGGCCTTTTGCTCAGGGTACATATCGAAAACGAACTCGTCTTCAAATTTCTTCAGTCCAAGCTCTTCTTGACTGACACGATAAACAAACGGATCGATCTTGCGATAGAACTCGTCAACGTTCTGATGACCAATAACCTCATTCGCAAAGCCGTTGAACTTTGTCACGCAGTACCGCGCCATAAACGAAGTCTTGTACTTGACACCGATAATACGCTCATCGAGCAAGGCAAGCTGCGACCAGAAGTCGATAAGGTCTTTGGCGACTGGCGTTCCTGTCAAAAGCGCCTTATAGTCGCATTGATCCATCAGTTTTCGCATTGCCTTCCATCGCTGTGAAGACTTGTTCTTGCTCAGATGGCTTTCGTCCTGAGCGCAAAGCACACGGCCCTTGTGCCGCTTGATAAAGTCGTTGCAAAGTTTCTCGCCGGCTGGCGTCTTGACGGCATCAACGTTAAGAACGATGACTTGCAGCCCATCGAAAGCTTTCAGAGCTTCATACTCGGCAAGGCCCGCCTTCGTCTTGTTCCAGCCCCAAGCCTTATAAGGCACGTCGTCCTGCACGTCACGGGCAAGCTGAGCTTCGACCCACTGCTGCGTCACGAGACCATTGGGCGTCACGACGATCAACCCGTCAATATGATTGCGTGTCCAGTGGTAGACCGTCAACGATGTAAGGCTTGAAGATT